TCATATAGATCATTTGCGCGAAACTGACCCATAACAGGAGTACCTAGATCAGGAGAAGTCAAAGCAATAGTTTGACAATAACGGAACCGACGAAGACATGAACGAGGCATAATTATTGGTACACGCGGCTTTCGACGACGATATGTACGACGATATGTACGGCGTACAGAAGCCCGTCGAGGCATACGACGCTTCCTATATGTACGAATACGACGACGAATACGATATGCCATTTAATTTTTTTTGTTCTAAAGTGTGCTTCTATTAATAGAGACAAAGTTCAAATGGAAAAAAATAAAAGAATCAAATGCTTTTGTTTTACTTGGGCGAACTACACGGATACGATTTTGGCTTTGTGCCAATCATTCATCAAAGAATCAGCAAAGTATGCGATAATTGGGAAAGAGGTAGCTCCAACAACCGGAATGAAACACCTCCAAGGCTATATATCCCTAAAAACCCCAAGAAGATGGACTACAATCAAAAATACATTTCCAGGCGCGCACATAGAACCATCCCGAGGTTCTGATCAACAAAACCGAGATTACTGCTCAAAAGGCGGAGATTTCCAGGAATGGGGCGAACTGAATCAAGGCAGAAGAAGCGATATAATAGCGGCTAAAGACGCTATTCTGGCCGGTGCCAGTCATGATACCGTTATTGCGGATCATGCGGAAGTACTTGCGAAATATCCCAAATTTATAAAAGAATTAGAAGAGAAAGCGGCCGATGCCGCTTGCCCTAAAACAGAGTTACCTCACCCTTACGTATGGCAACTCGAAATCATATTGCGGATTCAACAGATACCTGATGATAGAACAATCATCTGGGTTTGCGACACCGTAGGCGGAAAAGGCAAAACAAAGCTTGCCAGATACTTAGTAGACAATCATAACGCATTCTATACCAACGGAGGACGCGGCATTGATATAGCCTTCGCTTACAATAGAGAACCCATTGTAATCTTTGATTATGTGCGAGAATCGCAAGAATGGGTTAATTATGGCATTATAGAAGCCTTGAAGAACGGCATCGTATCCTCAAACAAATACGTCTCGATAACAAAAAGGTTCAATCCCCCTCACGTTATAGTAATGGCAAACTTCAAGCCTTTAGAGGGCAAATTCAGCAGCGATAGAATCAAACTCATCGAGCTTTGAGTGACTACCGAAGTGGCGGGTAATACTATACCGCCACTTAAAACTCTATTTGAGGTCGGATTAAGGGGGTTGTGAGCGCTTCTGCACGTTACAACCCCCATAAATGCGTGGGGCTCACGCCCCACGCCACCAATATAGGGGTTGTAACGCGCTCAAGTGCGCGCACACAACCCCTTTTTTTTTTCGATCAAGGTTAGTTGGTATATTGATGACAAAGCATGATGACGCGGCTTATTTTTTCCAAAAAATTATTAAATTATAATGATGACCCAGAAGTTACGAGAAGTTAACTCAGGATTGAACAGAAAAGGTAGGCTCTTGACATACAGCTATATACTCAATTTCAACCATATAGGTTATTTCGCCCGATTCAACAACAGATCCAGGCGATATCCATTGCATAACCGAATAATATGCTTGCAAAGTAGGAGAAGACGATGCACTACAAGCAAAGTCATTATCAAGCAAATCTTTACGATGAAAAAACTTACGAAGCGAGAAATTCATTCTCTGAAGACGCTGTAAATTCCCTGAAATCATCTGACCGAACTGATATGAAGAGCACATAAAACGCTTTTTTGACGTACTCTCATTCTCCATAATCTCCTCTATCGTCATCCCAGACATTGATGTAGCTTGAGAATGAAGAACTATCATCATATAAGCAGGCGCGACCGATGCTGTAGTATTAATAACGGGCGTAACCTTAATGCGACTCCCAATAACAACAAAGGAAGTATACAAAGCCGCAAGCTGGTCAAATCCCATCGGTTGATGTCCAGCCCCCGTAACATATGGATCATATAGATCATTTGCGCGAAACTGACCCATAACAGGAGTACCTAGATCAGGAGAAGTCAAAGCAATAGTTTGACAATAACGGAACCGACGAAGACATGAACGAGGCATAATTATTGGTA